GGCTTCTCGACCTTACCAGCCTCATCCTCAATTAGTCTTAGCAGCTTCTCACCATCGTAAGAGTTGTCAGCAGTGTTCTTCCAGTCAATGATCGTATCCAACCCCTCCATGGACTCGGTGTTCTCCTCGTTCATGTTCTTCTTGGTTATCTTAGACGCTGGAAGTCTGAACGATATCTCAGTCTTTGGTGCGTCCATACCATCTCGAAGTGGCTTGAAGAAGAACGGGTAGTTGTTAACGATTGGTACAATCTTGTCGGTAAACATTGTCTTGGCATCAGATCCAGACTTGGACTGTATACCTAGCTTTGAGTTCCTTGATAGTGTTGCCGTATCTGATATCTCTGCGGATGACATGAACGAGAAACCAGAACGTCTGTTCTTTAGGTAGCACTGACCAAACGACCTACTGTCAGCTACACATGCAGCCCAGTGTATGTAGAATATCCTATTAGCCTCCCGAAAGTCTGGAAGCCCAATGTCAATCTTAGACCACTGCAAGTACATGTAGTGATTGCCAGTTATGTATGTTGGCTTGCCGTTGTTTAAAAACCAGTACCCCTTGTCTCTCCTATCGAACTCCTCCTCGATGTAGTCAACGTATTTAGACTTGAACTCGTTGTCGAACCTATTCCAGTCGAAGAACGTCTTGATGCGTTGCAACTCCTTCGGGTACTCTGACGCTATCCACTTATTGTTGACCGACTCTATATTATCCGATACTTTAGGTAGGGCTATTATTAGTCCCTCTATCTCGTACACCTGACCGATCTCACCAGTCTTAGATATAACCACAACGTCGTAATCTTTGTCGTAGCCATACTTCCATGACTTAGCTCTATTCTTCTGTCTAATAGTCTGATCTGATATGTGATCCTCTAGTACTCTATATAGTGCGTACTTATCTTCCATTCTTTTTTATCTTACCCTCAGCAAAGCCATTAGCTCCAAGCGTTACAACTGGTATCACTCCAGCATCTAGCTTATTCCTCTCTGACTCTATCTTCTCTAGCATGTATATTGCATCCTCGTAGGCTAGCCTCTTAGCAGAAGCAGCGTTCTTCATCTTGTCAGCCGTTAGGTCTTCATCACTAGATGTAATTATGGGCATCTCAAGAACCTTGATTAACTCATCGACAGCCTTCTCAGCAGCGACTAGTACCCTATTCTTCTTGTCCTTTAAATCTTCAGACATATGTTATTTAGTTTTACTCTGTATAACTTATCTCCATCTATCTTGAACTCGTACTCTGATCCTGGCTTGAACGATATCTCGTCTCCAACGTCTACGGTGTCTACCTCTTCAGGTTTAAACTCTACCGTTCCGTATAAGTTCTTCTCCACGTAGTGGTTAAGTACGGTGGTCGAGTCGTCGTTCTGTTGTGGCTTAATAAAGCAGTAAGGATACGTAGCCATCCAGCCAGCACCTTCCTTCTTGTATAAATAAATCTGTTCGTAGTCTAGTATGTAGATGTCGTCCTTTATATAACTCCATCCGCTAGTCTCGTTACCGTTCATGTTGTAGTAAAGTCTGAACGTGTTGTGATGCACGACCACTATATCTTCTTTAGATATAGGTCCCTTGTACCAGTCTGGAGTAGATATAACAGTGGCTAGTCTATTGGTTACTGTATGGTCCTCAATAGAGGACGATATAATAAACTCAACGTCACCAAATTTTCTTATGTTGTCATACCTAACTCCATTATATGGTCTTATAATGAAGTAGTTAGGTGATGTCATATCTAGAACTCTAGGTTATACTCTATTGACACAGCCACTGTGTGACCGATGTTTTTCCACATGATAACCTCTGGGATGCCATCCTCCTCACGCTGAACGTAGATGTCGTATGACCCCTCACCGTTCTTGATGATGTCAGATATTACGGCTGTTCCACCCATCGCATTCTTGCCTACTTGGTAGTGCATGGCGTTCAGTAGGTCGTTGCCTATTGATATCTTTCTGATTATCATGACACCTCTCCAGTTGACATGTTGATTGCACCGTCTCCGTACTTCTCTTGAAGTTCTGCGTGCAGTTCTGACAGTGCAGACGTAGACTCACTGATGTTCATTAGAGTTAACTGCTTGTCAGTCTTAAGTCTCTCCTCTGCTAACGTGATGTCGCACAGACGGCTTCTCAACTCTGAGTACTCTTTTCTTGCTACTGTAAACTGCTCTAATTCTTCTGATGTTAATTTCTTTTCCATTTGATTTTATTTTTTACAAATATAGTTAAAAAAAAGAAACTCACGAAATAGTTCGTGAGTCTGTATATTATGCTAATAGTATAGTGGTTAGTATACTTGTATTTTTAATCCTTGATTAATCAATATGTCGTCGCTCAGTGTTCCACTCAAGTATGACTTAAGTGTTATGACGTTGCTTGATGTCTTAATTATTGAGAACGTATGAAGAACGTTTGTTGGGGTAGCAACAATAAGTAAAGAGTCACCTACGAACGCATTTAATAGTGTTCCAGTATATATCCCAGCACTTGTTCTAGCCCATACAATTGCTCCAATAGTATTTGATCCTAACACAGTAGCAACTGGTGCTGCTGTAGATGCTTGATTTAATAAGCAGTTGTAGTAATTAGAACCAAGATAATCAACGATACCCTCTGGGGTAATGTTCTTAGTTACACCAGTAACTCCATCTGAAGTTAAAATTCTGTCTGTTGCGTTAACTGACTCAACTGGATAGTTATTTATTTGTCCCATAATGCAAAGGTAGTTATTTTCCTTGACCTACATATTTCTTCTTGTAGTTCTTGGAGGTCTTTAGTTTACTCGATCCAGCCTTAGAGTGAACGCCTGGTCTGCTGACGTGTGTCTTCTCTAGGTTATTAGTTCCTGCTATTTTTTTACTCATGGTCTGAATGTTTTTCTATAGTCCGCCAGACGATTCGTCCAGCCTTTTAAAAATTTAGCATTCTTAGTTCCTGGTCTACCTATGTATCTAAAGAATCTTTCTCTCTCTGCTGTTAACGCATCGAATAGTTTTGTTGGTTCAATGCTATTTGCAGCAGCAATTGTCTTGTTACCAAGAACACCGTCCTTATCTACAACAACGCCACAGTTAATTATAGCTTGTTGTAATGACATTACGGCTTGTTTCTTGCCTGACCCCCATGCCATTCCAGTCACAAATATAGCAACATTTTGTGACAGAAACTCGTCCGCTCTGACTGTATTCCAGTAAAGAGTTTTGAACACGTTGAACCAGTCCTCGCTGTTCATAGTGAAGAACCTAGCATCGTTATTTTTTCCGTACATTGACTTCCATACAGCGTATGTTATACCAACATTTGTATGGTAACCACCTAATCCTTTATAAGGAGTAGGACATGGAGTAGATGATGCCGAGTCAGATTTATCTCTCGAAAGTCCACCCTCCCATTTTTTTACAAATAATATGTACTTGTCAATTAAAGTCATTTGAACTTAAATAATAAAATTATTAGCAACACAAGGAACGAAATGATAGCTATGAACCTAAGATTATAAGCGAACCCCTTCTTCTTTTCTTGCTTGATTTCTTTCTTATGTGTCTTGTAGATGTACTTAACCTTCCACTTCACGATCTTTAAACTATCGTGCACCGTCTTCCACCTATACCTAACCTCATACCTTGTCGGAGGAAAGACTGGCTCTGGACAGATAGTACTAACTGTTCTATAGATGATAGAGTCCTTACCGTCCTTACCCTTTATAGTATCGTTTACAGTAAACACTATAGTGTCACCTTTTATTTTTCCACCAAACTTAATGAACTTCTTATATCCTTGCTGCGCCTTGCGAGCGTTAGAGCAACTCATCACACCTACAAATAAAGATGTAGATATAATGGTAGCTATGATAAGTGTTATTAACTTCATTCCTCTATCTTTTTTCTAACTTGCTTTACCTTTACTATTAAGTCATAGAACTTCTTCAAGAACGAGTAACCATTTATCTCTTGCCAGTTCTCGTCTATTGACACAACCTCGTTAGCGATAAATATTATTGATATAATCTTTGTTGATACGTACGGTATGCTCACCCATGACTTAGTGAACTCGTTAAGTAGATAGAAGTCTAAAAAGTACGTTAGAAGTATCACAAATGTATAGCCACCAACCTTGGGAACAAAACCGTACCTAAACTTCTTTGATGACGGCTTTATTCCGTTCTTTCTAGCCTTCTTTATTCCGTATATTGAATCTATTACTGATACTAACGCTACTCCTAATACTAAAAATACTACTGGTGAAAAGAAAAAAAGTATACCCTTAAGAACTGCCGTTGAGGCTTCTACGATGTGATGTTTCATTCTACAAAGGTACTTAAAAAACAACTTAGTGTCAGTTAGTTATATAGTGCTGATTACGTGATAGTTAGTTAAACTGGATCAGCAGCTCCCAGGGTAACACATACAGCACCAGCACTTAATCGAACCGATGTGAATGGCTTCTTTATGTCTATAGGCGTTATAATTGAGCCTCTAGGTACTGCTACTGCTGGATCAGTTATATAGTCAGCTAAAACATCTATTCCATCTTGTTGTAAACCATCTATTATAGTTGCATCAGATACTGATGTTATTGCATACATATTTGCAGAAAATGTAGAGACATCATTTATAACTACAGACCCTTGTCTAGCAGTTAGTATTTCATTCCATGAGTTTGGCATAATTTAACACTTTTGTGCGCCACCTCTGGCACGATTAATTTTTCTATCTTCCTTTACTATTTTTCCGTTAGGCATATGACTTGCGTCTCTCTTATCACCCTTCTTTAGACCTAACTCCTTGCGAGCTTTGTTAGCCTCACCACGCTTCTTAATAGCCTCTGGCTTTGCAGCTGCCTTCTTTGAGCTAGCTTGATGAATAGCCCTAGCTTTAGGATTCTCTCTATAAAACTTTGCTGTCTTACTTAGCTGTAACATTATACAGAATTTCAGTTGTATAACCTAACTGCTCATAAGCTAAACTAGCGTATTTATCCACAGTATTAATATCTTGCAATTCAGTTGGTAAAATTTCTACTGTGAAATTACCTTGTTGAACATCTGTAAAGATAGGTTGATTGCTTTCATACGTTAATTTACTTGCGTATGTTGCTACTGCAATTTCTAACGTTTTACCATCTGCTCTCGCTGCAAATTCAAAACGTGCATAGACGCTATCTAGTTTCAACTCAGTACCTAAAATTGTGATACTTTTTTCTTCGTTTGCTTTTATTAAAATTGCCATAATTGTTTTTATTTTTTATGCTAAAATACCTAAATTTCTTAATGCCTTAACTACTTGTTTTAAAGTGTAACCGTCAATAGTATCTGTGTCTGTTAAGATAGTACCTAAGTTACTCACTAAAGTAGCTGCTGTTATTGCAGTTGTTTCTTGATAAACTTTAACTACAGCTCCGTTTTCAGTTCTAAAATGTGGTGCTGCATTTCCTGCTGTTATGTCGGCTGAATATTGTTTAAACCCGTCAATAATTGATGCAGTTGGGGCAGTTCCGTTTGGCACATAAACAACTCCTATATCATTTGTATCTTCTGTTGGTGCTTGTAGTAATAAATTTGATTGGGAAGTAATAGATGCTCTTTCTGCTAAAGTATTTCCTTTATTTAAAAGAAATTTAAAATAAGATTTACAAGTATTAGATAAACTATTACCGCCATTATTACCAATTGTTAAATATGCTAAAGGATTACCTCCATAAATTCCACCCGTGTATCCAGTCGTAAACTTTAAAGTAACATCTGATTGAGAAACATCATTAAAATTATTTCCAAATCTAGTTATTATTTGATTTTGAGTGCCTCCTAAAGATAAATCCAATAAATGAGTAGGGGCATTTGTTCCTAT